CGTTATTGGGACCCCCCTGTAATTAATTACAGGGAATTTCCTATGCTAAACCCCTATCCTTTCCTGGTCTACGATGATTCTTATATAATCGTTAGATCATAGTGAGAATCCGACCTAGTCGGTGGAGAACAGCTAAAACATGTGAATATTCATGTAAGTAATAATTAATTATTGCTTTCTCAAATTGCTATTTGGTTCCTGGTATACAGCAGAATTTAATCGATTTGCGTTACAATATATTTAACCTTGTCTATAAGCTCGACCTTGAAAGTCGAATGTTATAGAGTGGGGCGTATATACATAACTTACGATTAATCTAATCTTGTGCAATAACTCAAACACCGTCTCACTATGGCCGTATATGAAAATATACGAGCCCAGGTCAGGGAAGTCACTGAAAGATTGTACAGTATACTAGATGCTCAATGGGTACAGTAAACACGGTTCATATTGTTTATTATAACTCGTACACTAACATAGTGTAGTTGTTATATGAATAGTTGAAGGTGCTGTCACTAAAGACCATTGAAGGAGTTATATTATTATATTTAAATCATGAAAACTAATCACAATCTAAATACAATTTTATTTCCTCCTACCATTGATAGTAATTGCCGGGATAATAATACATTTACATATTTGTCTAATTCGAAAGAGTTAAACAGATATCATGATGTGTTAATATCCTTGTATCCCATTTCTGATCCAAGATTATTGCCATTGACTCGTCACATCAGTAATTTTATTGATTCTCTTTGAAGAAACAACGGTGCTAAATACACAGTTGAATATTTAAAAGAATGTAATAGATTATTTATGTGGTTCGTCGCTGGTAAGCCAACAACCTCAGATTCCGATCTCAGGTTAGGGGCACCGGGTGGATTACCTGTTATAATACCGCTAGCCTACCGTGATCTTCTTAGAAATAAGACTGATCACCGTGACTATGGTAATATTTGCAGAATAATCTTTGCTCTCTTCGGTTGTTATCGATTGATAAAATTTCCGGGTACATTGAAAATTAGTAGTATAACAGATCCTAGCGATTCCAAGGGGTTAAACCCTTGGGAGTTAGGATATGTTGTATCTACAAAGTTTCAAAATATATTTAGTAAAACTAAAGATATTGAGTACTCGTGAGACTTATTATCTTTAACGACTGCTGGTCCTAATAAATCAATATCGTTAATTTCGGCTCCCTTTGATGCTTTAGCATTACGGGGATCGAATATACTTAATGGTTTTAGAGTACTTTCAGATTTCTTTAAATTAGGGACTTATAATCTCTTATTAAAGGAATTTGAAATACTTAAAGACATTAAGACTACGACTGAGATCTTAAGTAAGCTCTCCATAAAGGAAGAGCCTGCAGGTAAAAGAAGAGTGTTTGCTATTGTTGATATATGAACTCAATCAATATTGAAACCAATACACGATCGAGTGTTCTCAATTTTAAAATTGATACCACAAGATGGTGCATTTGATCAAATCAAACCTGTCAAAGCGCTTATCGCAAAAGGATGTAAAACTACATTCTGTTACGATTTAAGCAGCGCGACAGATCGATTTCCGATCTCAATACAGGTTGATGTCTTGTCTCATTTATATAATAGGGAAGTCGCTAATGCTTGGAAACAAGTATTAGTTGACAGACCCTATTATCTTCATGAAACAAAACAATCATATACTTACAATACCGGGCAACCTATGGGTGCTTTATCTTCGTGAGGAGTCTTCTCCCTTTGTCATCATGTTGTTGTACAGTTAGCAGCTACTAGAGTTGGGATTCTGCAATGATTCACTGAGTATTCTCTACTCGGTGATGACATTGTAATCACAAATCCTGTGGTTGCTAAGGAATACTTCAAAATAATGACTGAGGAATTGAAGGTCTCCATAAACGAAAGTAAATCACTGCAGTCTGATATAGGAGTAATGGAATTCGCAAAACGAATTATAGGTCCGTCGGGTGATTACTCACCTGCCGGGCCGAAGAATATATCATTGTTGTTAGCTAATAAACTTCACCTTCCAAGTCTACTTGTAGACATTAGGGAAAAGGGAGTTAGCATTGATTATTTCTTTGTTCGTAAATTGCTTACCACATTAAAGGATAAATCAATTTTCAGGTTTAACTGAAACGAGATTCATGCTTTAATTTGGAGTCTTTCAGAACCTTTCGGCTTTCTGAAAACTTATACTTTAACGCCATGAAAATGACGTCGAAGTTTTGAGTCTAAGAAAGCGGATAAGGTGATGGAAGACTTGTGTCAATTTATGAAGAAAGAATGGTCATACCAGCATGATATAGCCGTAACCTCTATCAAAGATTGTTTGGATAGATATAAAGGATTTGTTAAAGTAGGGGATCATTTTATATGATCTTCTTCTTTACCAAGTCTTAATGAACAACGGATAAAATTGATGGAAGAATATTTTAAGATTAGTAACCTTAAGTATCCAACCGTCTATTTTAACGTTGAAAAGCCGCGTATGAAATCTAGTTATAACATGATGGAAACATTATGAGATAACGGTGGTTACATCGCGCCATCATTTGACACTTTATATATAGAATTACGTGACCCTGAGACTAATAAGCTTATTTCCACACGCTCTTTCGAGCTTGTAAAATTAGATTATGTCTTTGGTCAAGTATTCAACTATCTAACTAATTCTCTTCCACAGATTTCACCTCGTACGTCCGTCTTCGATAATAATAATATCAAACGTAAATCATTACGTCATATAAGTTTCCAATTCTTGAAGAAATTCTTGAAATGGTCTTCTTAATTATATTTATTTATTAAGGGTTCAGAGCTTCCTTGGTTAACCTTGCATCCGGAATGGATGGTATGGGGAAAAGATCTTATTATCTTAAAATAAGGGGTTTATTGCGTAATACTATGCAGTAAATAGGTTGATTTACAA